GCTTGACCGTGTGAAACTTAATGCGCATTTGATGCAATTTCGCACGGGACAATGTGGCGGAACGCTTATTTTCCGCGATTTCCTTTTTGATCTTTGCGACGTCGTAAGGCATAATCCACAAATTCGAATTTAGAGTTAGCCGGCAATTCCCAACCGCCGTTATTCTTCATGCGTAACAATCGTTCCGCGTGGGAAAATTCAAATTCCCGGGTAACGTTGCCAACAACCAACGTTACCGTTGTTGTTTTGGCGTTCATGACTTATTGGCCGCTATTAACCAAGTCGGTCAGCGGGTTAAAGTCGGTCGGGGTCACAATGACCAAATCATCCGAATAGTTGTCCGGATAAGACCATTGGATTACGTTGGAATCCTTTGCGTTGAAATTTCCGTGAATCTTGGAACCCACGAAGAAACCACGAACGGGGATCGGGTAATATGTGCCGTCGGTTTCGCCCTTAATGGCTTCAATCCTTCCGTTTTCGTCGAACAGGAAAACGCCAAGATTGCCGACATTGGCTTCGCAAGCCAAGGTTTTAAGGGCCTTAATCACCGATTGCGGCATCGAACGCAATGAACCGGTGAATTGTACGGGTTCGCCGCCAAGAACTTCGGCGATACCGCCCAAATCGTCGTTGCCACCGCTGGACAAACGGGCATCTCCGCCGGAATCGGCCGGTGCATTGATATAAGGCGATACAACTACCTTTGAACCATCAGCGGCGGACAAAAGGGCTGTCCAAGATGCTTTCAAAAGAATTGACGCGGTTGATGTGAAACTGTTTTTTGTTCCGTCGGCCTTGGTCAGACGCTGGAACGCAACTTTTTGGATTTGGCCGAAATTTTCCGGGCAAGTGACGTTTGGAACATCAGTAATTGCGGCGGCGGCCGGGCATTGACAAATCAAAGACATTGTTTTGAAAATTTAAGTTAATGATATTCACGGCTGACCCTTGGCCGCATCTTTTGTGCAAATGTAATTATTTTTACCAAATTTCGCCTATAATCGCATTTCTTTTCAAAAATGGGTAATTCCTTATCTTTTCAAAGAAATTGCCTTAAAACGCCCGAAATCGCCTTTAATGGACACGGACGCCCCGGTTGGCCGCGCCGTATGGCTTTGTATTTCCGTCGGCAATTTCTTTTTCGTATATCCCGGTCAATCCATCGGCGTCGTCGTCATGGTCGTTCGCGTCAAACTTTCGCAAAAATGACGTAATATGATCGTGAAATTTCTTGTACCGGATTTCCCAGCCGAACGGCATGATGATATGTTGATTGACAAAGGGCGCATCCGTGACAATCCGGGATTCCTTATTTTCCCCTTGATAAAACGGGACGGTCAACGCCCGAACCTTTTTTTTCACGGTCTTTTCGAATTGCGAACCGCCGTTATTCGATTCAATCCATGCTTTTTGTACGCCGTTATTATTGATCATCCGGGGAACGGTTACGGTCGTAACGTCCGTTGATTCGTCGGTAAATTCAAGATCGGTTATCAGCGCAAACAACAACGGTTCATACCGGCGTTTGTTCTCATTCCAAATTTGGTTTTCCGATTTATAAATGTCATACGACGCCGCAAACAAAAAGTCGTCGCCTTCGTCGGCAACGTCAACATAACACCCGGAACGGATATATTGGCCCCAATCCGATTTTTCAATCCATGTTTTGAACGGCTGGTACAAAAACGCGGTTGCGTCGCCCGGATTCCCTTGATACAAACATTGAAAGCCTAACGGGTCTAATTGTTTTTGCGCCAAAAGGCGTTCCAGCGAATGACGTTGCGCCCACAACGGTTGCCCGGCTTCGCGTGGATCAATTTCAGTCGGCGCGCCTGTCTTAATCGCTTCGAAATTGACCAATACCCACGCATTTTCCGGAACGTCGTCAAGGTCTGACCAATTTTCAACAATGACAACTTTTTCCGTTTCAATGATCTTGCCAATGATGTCGTCCGGATGCCAGCGCGTAAACACGATTAGTTGTTGCGAATCGTTATGTAAACGCGTTTGCGCAACCTTCGTGAACCATTCCCACGCCGCCGTTCGTGTGATAGGGCTATTCGCTTCCTGTGAATCTTTATAAAGATCGTCGTATATCATCACGTCAACCGTCTTGGATGTAAGCGAACCGCCACGGCCAACAACGCGTAACGATCCCGTATGATTGACGATTTCGAATACATCAGAATTGCGCAAGTAATTATTGGCAACGGTAACGACATTTGACCCGTTCAATGCCGTTTCCGGGAAAACGGCACGGTATTTATCCGAATCAATTAATCGTTGGACGTCCCGGTTGAAATCCTTGGCAATCGTGGCCGCATACGAACAAATGCAAATTTTCAAATCCGGGTACAATCCCAGCATATCCGCCGGCAAAAAACGGCTTGAACCTTGCGATTTACCATGCTGCGGCGGGGCTTGAATAATCAATTTCTTTATGCGCCGTTTGGCGAATCTGTCCAAGACTTCATAATAAGCCCGATGAAATGGCGTCGGCTGAAACGAATGATCCATGTATTGCGCAAACCAAATCAGTTTGCGCCGCGCCCCCTCTTGCAAAAACAATTCCGGATGTTCGGTCAACATCCGGGTTATCTTCATTGTCGAATCATCCATTTACAAATCGGGTCTATCTTCGTCACCCGGGTATTTCTTATTTGGTTCAATCATGGTAAAAAAAGGCGGGGCCGGTAAACTGAAGGGTGAAATAATAGACGAAAAGAAAATACTTATCAACCCCGCCCGAAATTATTTAATCATATCAATAACCTTGGCCAATAAATCATCGGGAACATTCGCAAGCGAAATGGATGGTTTGGATTCCGTTTCAATCTTGCCCGTCAATTCTTGGATATGCTTGTTTGACCATTCGCCGGGCGCGCGATTGCACAACGCAAAGATAATCGCCGTTGGATTCGGCGCGGCCTTCTTGTGGACAATCTTTTTTTTGACCTCAACCATTTTGCCGTTTTTGTCCAACGCTGATTCGGTTGTGGTTTCATCCCATTCATACCCGCATACCAATTCCAGCAACGAACGTTTACAGTCAACGACCAATTGGGAATCGTACCATTCTTGATATTCCTTTTCGGCCATTTTAACCCGGTCTGAAAAGTCCGAATCGTTGGCCAAATGCGCGTAAAACGTCGCTTTGGAAACACGCGCGGCCGTAAACGCATCTTTATACGATTTCCCGGCGGCAATAGCCTTGCACATTAATTCCACCTTTGCATCCGTCCATTGCGGTTTGCGGCCTTTCTTTTTCGGTTCTGCTGATATTGGTTTCGTTGCCATGATTGAATGGATTTTTACAAAGGTAACAAATTTTCTATCCCATCGCCTTTTATGGATTGGATTGTTTCGATTTCACAAAGAAGCAACGCGGCGGCCTCTGCAATCTTTTTAATCCAAGCGGATTTGTTGTTACCGCCGTAATTAAGTGGGTTACACAGATCGGCGGCCGCTTTCGCATCGAAATACGGCGCGGGTCGAAAATCGCCACGTTGTCGGTCTTTGTCAATCTTTCGTTTCACATCGGAAACAATGTCAATCGCTTTTCTTGCCATCTTCTTTTTGTTTTTTGGGTAATACTGAAATACACGCCGGATCATTCTTGTTTACAGGCCATCCGGACACATCGCAACAATAATCGCACATCCACAAATTCACGCGTTTGCAATGCTGACAATCGCCACATGAAAGTTCGGTTATTTCCTTTGCCATATTTTCAAACGGTCTTTGGCTTTTTTAACCGTGTCCACATCCGGGTTGGCCTTTAGGAATTCCAAGAATTTATCGCGGCCCAATTTCCGGTAAATCGGCACAAAATCCATTCGGCACAAATCCGCCGGTTCCCCGGGTTCAATTGCTTTTGTCCGGCCGGCCTTTTCTGCTTCAAGTGAACATTCGAAAATGTCATGGCCGCGTTTGTCAACAATGACGAATTCTTGCCCGTTAAGTGTGATTCGACCAAAATAACGGGCAATGGAAAGTTGAGAATTCGCCCAAAAAGATTCAGCCATTACAATTGTTCCCATGTTTCGAATTCGCGTTGATTCATGACAAAGTAATGGCCGGATTCATCGCGGCAAATGGCGTCGGTTTCCATTGCATCAAGGAATACCGATCCGTTAAGGAAATGGAACGAAATAGATTCTTTTTCGTTCCTTGGAATGCGGATTTGGCCACCGCCGACAAAGTGGCGCAAGCGCGAATATTCCCGCACATTGTTTGTCAAGAAAATTACCCGTAATTTGTCACCGGAACGATTATACACTAACCGTCCCTTTTCCGGATCACATTCGAAACGCTCCCTTTCGTCACCAATCACGAACGGGTATTCCTGTTCGCTTAACTTGATTTTGACAACGAATTGTTTGGCATCCGGGTTGTCTTGAATGCTAACGAACCGTTCCCCGATCCGGCCAATGACGGCATCCATGACGGCATTAACGAAATCCGCGTCGGATCGGTTGGAATAGTCAACGACGATTTTGTAGCAATCCCGGGAATGATATTCCGGAACGCATGGTTTGCCGGTCAACGATTCAACCATCATGAACAGTTCCGCATCGTATGGCGTAAGCCTATTTTTCCATGTCGTTTTCATAATGTTCAATTCTTTCCTGTAATGCTTTCATTTCCTCATATTCGCCGGAAACTGTAACAACCGAATATGTATGTGTTATTTTGGTCGGCATGGGTTCCCGGACACTTACAAAATCACATCCGCATTCGGTGCAATCCTTTCGGACGGCTTCGACCTTTTCAGCCGGCACGATGAATGTTTTAGCAATCATTTCATTCGCTTTTTAATCAATTCCCAACCGTCGTCATTAAGAATCATCGCTTGCGGATAAATCGTAATGTCGTCTTTTGGCACAATTAAGTTGTAAACGCCTAATTGGCCCTTTATTGGCATTTCCACAACCCGGCGCGGGTTGCGCATCATCCAGCCATAACCCGTTGTCGGCCGGTCTTTCTCCGGGATGCAAGTTGCGTCCCAATCGGCGGCCGTGAAATCTTCAACGCGCTTGACATCATACAATTCAACAAAACCACAAGTGACCCCGGACAAATGCCCGGGAATTTCCGGATTGGCCGACGAACAAACCAAGATGTCACCACGGAATTTCACATTGCGCGTCCGGACTTCGATAGATTTGGCCGCATGAAATGCGCCGGAATCATCTTGGTACACAACGCGCGTCAACAAATCGGCATAAGGTTGTTTTACCGTCAATGCCTTGAACACGTCATGTTGTTTCGGGTCGTAATCTTTACGTTCTATTTGCATAGCGCGATCACATTAAACCGGCATATCATCGTCGGGCATTGGCTGATAGTCGCCACTTGACCGATAATCGGGTTGCGGGGCCGGGGCCTGTTCGGGCTTTTTACCACCCAACAATTCCATTTCTTCGACAACTATTTCGGTAACGTATCGGGTTTGCCCGGCATTATCTTGGTATTGGCGGGTTTGGATTTTTCCCACGATCAAAAGCGGGGTTCCCTTCTTGACAAACTGTTCGCATACACCCGCAAGGCCGGTACGCTTGACAACGATATTGTGCCAAGTTGTTTCCGGTTCAATCTTCCGGCCATCCCGGGTTTCATACCCGCGTTCGGTCGTGGCCAACGTGAATTGTGCAACCTTTCCGCCATCTTGGAACGTGGTAATTTTCGGGTCTTGGCCGACGTTCCCTTTCAAAAAAACCTTGTTCATTTCTTCTTTGATTTTTTCGTTAATAATTCAATCACTTCTTGATAATCTTCATTAAGCACATTTTTCGCCCGGCGCAAATACATGATTGGGTAAAAAGTGTTTCCAACTCTCTTGTAAATACAAGGACTTTTACCAAACGCACCCGATGAATCAAGGATGTATTCTTTCATTTTTAATCGTCGAATTTAACACCATCAAGCAAATACCGGGTTTTCCCACTTGACCAACCGGCGGCCGCATTAAGCGCGTTCCGGTCTGCATCCCGGACAAATTCAACCCAATATCCGCCATTATAACCACTTTCAATGATCCGAACCAACCGACCCACGATATAACGCCGAAATTGCCGGTAATTGCTATTGTCGTTCAATTCCACAACGCGGCGCGTATTGCTGGAATGCGGTGTTTTCGGTTCCCGGCGTTGCCGCTTGTAATTCGCTTTTGCGAAATCCTTGCGAATGGATCGCCGGATCAGATCATCATAATTTTTCATACAGGGTCGCAAACTTCGGGTTTAGTCACCGACACAAGCAACGGTTGTAATGGTTGCCCGAATGTTAGCACGGACACATATATTTCGCCGGTCATTTGAATTAATGCCTTTTCTTCATCCGAAAGTTTCCAGCACGTTACAACCTCACCCGTTTTGGGATTGCCCCGGCTTTCGGCCGGCAATGGTTTATATTCGGGTTGGTTGGCCCCGTAAATCACGTTTGCGCCCTCAAATTTAATAGGTTCCATATTCCTTTCGCAACTGTTCAATAATCAATTGATTAATCCTATAAATGCGCATATATTGTCGATCGCCATTTTCCCACCGGTTATGCATTTCGAACGAAAGGATATTGACGTTTCGCGGATCATGCGCCATTTCGGGGTGCGCGCCCCGCGTCAAGATGTGCGACACATAAGTTGCCGAATACTGACGCAAAGGGCGCATCGTTTCCGCGCATATATGCGGGTAATGATCCCAGCACCACCGATAAAATTTTTCGTTTTCTTGCGGCGTATGCCCGGTTCCGAACAATTCCCGTTGAATTGCCACGCGTAAATGTATATCCATCGCAAAACGCCGGTCAATCAACGGTTCATAACCGCGTTTGACGGCGAATGAATATTCATCGCGCGTGGTAATTACATACGGTTCCATCATTCGGCATCGGGTTCGTTCTCGGGCATATCGTCGCCGGGCTGACCAAACAATGACAATTGCGCCTGTTTGCCTTTGAACAGATATGCATATACTTCGGCCTTGACGGCATCGACAATCGTTTCCAATTGTTCTTCGAAACCGAAAGAAATTTGCGCAATCTTAATGCGCGGCGTATTAATGCACGTTTTCAAGCCGTTAGGCGTTTCAAAAACGGATGTAATGACCACGCCAACGTTATCTTCCGTTCCCGACCAAGATATGCCGCGAACGTCAATTTTTTGCAACAGTTCATCAGCAAAAGCGCGGGCGCGATCCTTTATATTGTGATTTACAACTTCCGCGTCCAAAAACGTCAAGAACGACGTAATGTTGAACACCCGGCCCACAATGTTGCGCAAATCTTCGAACAATCCCAGCAAATCCGGGTGAACGTCACGCGTACACGTTTCGTTGCGATCGATTACGGATGAATCGCCGTCAACAACTTGCGAAATTTGATAATTAACTTGGATTCCGCCTTTCGGCAACAACTTGACTTTGGACAGATTAAAGTCCTTTTCCGTTGGGATGCTTTGTAACTCTTTTTCCATCGTTTTATGAATTATGTTTCGCCGGTTCCGCCGGCCCGGGTTCCAAGACAGTTAATGCAACATCAACCAATTTCAACAAATCTTCCAAAATGGCAATTTGTGCCGGGCTGGTTTTGTTGTCTTTTTTCAAATGGATTAACCAATTATTGACGTATTCCCGGGTCAATCCGGGCGCATTGTGGAATTCAATTGTTTTTGGCATAATATCGGGACTTTAATCGCCTTTACAAGCGGGGCCGCATCCGGGAACGCATGACGCATCCACCGGAATTGATGTAAAAAACGTTATGTCGGTTTTGCAACCCTTTTCGTAATTGTCAACGTGTATTTCCATGTTGATACGTTTTGCGCCTAATTCATCGCGCAATGCCGAAACCGCTTCAATTGCGGCTTTCTCAAATTCTTTAATCTTTTCTTTCATCGTTAAAAATTGTTTTGTTCCAACAGATCGGTCGCCGCATCGCTTATTTTTGTGAAATTTTCGATTTCCGGGGCTTTTTCTGTTTGAATGGGTAATTTATCATCTTTTTGAACTTCTTGCGAAATAGGGCCATTTTTGACCGTTTCCGCGAATGCTCCGAATTTCTTTGACGCATCGGCCGCAATCTTGGCGGCGTCGCTTGCCGCGTCGGCGATTTTGGCAAAGGCGGAAACCAAATTGTTCGGTTGTTCTTCCGGATATTCTTTCACTTTCAGTTCAACCAAACCCATTTCAAGGATAACAGGCAAGCAACGGGCAACGGCTTTCGTATCTTCCAACGCATCGTGCGCCGGGAACGTTTCGCCCGGAAAACAACGGGAATACAATTCGCCAAGATTCGGGAATTTCAGTTTTCCCCAACTGTTGCGGGCATCAACCCATTTCATCGTTGAACGCATCGTGTCAATTCGCTTGCCCTTATACAACGCCGTTTCCACGTCGTTTGCGTCGTAATATTCCCGGCCAAGTTCGCGCAAGATATTTGCTTTGACAATGCCGGTATCGAAATGGATGTTGTGGCCGCAAATCAACCCGGCATCGTGGCAATCCTGTATGAACATATCCACGACGGCGGCGAACGGTTCGCCGTGTTCCATCGCGTATTCGTTCGTTATTCCGTGGATTTCCACGGCTTCATCCGGAATTTCCCACCCATCCGGGCGGATTATATGGGATTCTACCTTACAACCGTGAATCCACGCCATTTGCACAACGTGCGGATATTGCATAAAGTCAACATCCCATTTCGCCGAACGATCCGGAATTCCGGTCGTTTCCGTGTCAAAAAATAAAACGTCCTCTATTGTCATATCGTCATTATTTAGAATCAAGTATTGCCCGGGTTCCATCTTTCTTGTTGCCGTACAATGTGCCGGCCGTCATTTGGCTAAATTCATAAACGGCCGTTTTGAAATTCGTAATCGTACACGTCCAGCCATTGCCGGCAATCGTGAAATCCTTGTAATCTTTTTCGTTAATCTTTCGCATATCGATAAATGTTAAAGTGTCCGCGAATCTTCGATGTAAACATACAGATTTTCGGCGGCAAATTGCTTCAACCATTCAATGAATTCGGAAAAATCCGGTTTGGATATTTGCCGGGCTTCCAACAATCCGCCATAATCATTATAACAACTTGCGCATTGCTGGCGCAACCATAGATCGACTTGTTTTTCCGTCCGCCGATCGCCATTTTTCCAAAGGGCCGTTTGTATCGTCGGGACGATGTAATTGAAATAGTAAGCCAATTGCAATTCGCTGGAACCGGATTCGGCCGCTTCAAAGCGAACAACAATCCGTTTGCCCTTGTTCGCCGCGAAAAACGCATTCAAACGATCCATCGGCAACCGTAATTGTCCCTTATCGGTTATAATGCCGGATTCGCTAATTTTGTTCATATCAATTGCCGTTAGATTTGGGGATCAATTCATCGGCCAATTCCGGGAATTCTTCAACCACGATTTGCGCAATTGTCAAGTTGTATGCTTGATTGCCAAGTTGAAAGATGTAACGACGTTCGGCAAATGGACGCTTTGATACATGATTAATTATTGCCAAATATTCGTTGGCGAATTCTCCGACGGATAAATTGATCACTTTGCCAATCGGATGGGACGGTAATTTATAACCCTTGGCCCCGCCCAATTTCTTCATGGCCATATATGACTTTTGAATGGCCGCGCGATCCTCTTTTTGCGCGGTCATGTAAGCGGCCAAATTATTGCGGAACTTTTGCGTTTCGACCAATTGCGCAATGGTGACATCTTGCAACGCCTTACATTGGCGAACTTTCATCATTGTTTCCTTTTTCATCTTCGATTTCCTCAATTACTTCGTCGAATGAATCTTCAATCATTTTACTAACATCGTCGAGAACGTCTATTGTCCCGTCATGATAGCCGATATAATAACAAATAAAATTGGCGGCAATCACCAAAACGATGATTGCCACCGCTTCCAACGTCGTCATTTTTCCGTGTATTCTTCGACCAACATTTCGGTTTGGCCGCGCTGGACTTGCTCGATGAATCCTTGGAAACCATTTCGACGGGCAATGTCAACAATGGTTTGCAAACGCTTTTGACCCAGCGATTCGCCGCGCGCAATGCGGAACACCTTGACCGTCGGATTGGATGCGATAACCAATTTAGCCGCAATTTCCATTGTTTGCGAATCGGATACTTTGCCCGGAACGAACGGAACGCCATTCAATTCCAATCCATCATCCGTGAATGACAACCCAGCGATCGGCAATTCAGCATTGGCGATTAAATTGGCACGTTCGGATGCCAATGTCGAAATTCGTTCATCCATCATGTCGGCCTTGGCCTTAATCTGTTGCAATTCCTGTTCGCGTTCGTTGTATTTGCGCACCCGGTCACACATTGCGTTGTGTTCCTTGGCTTGGGCTAACAATTCATCGGTGTTTTGCTCATTGCGTGTGTTGGCTTCGTATTTGGCCAACCATTCTTCCGCGTTGTGCTTCCTGTTTTCAAGATCGGCCATTTCGTCGTTGAAATCGACCATTTGTTGTTCATGTTCCGATTCAAGTCTTTCGGTTTCCGCCTTGGCGGCTTCAACGGCCTTTTCATAAGCAATCCGGGCCGCTTCAACCTTGTCTTGAATCGCTTGCAAGTTGGCTTTGAAAGTTGATTCGCATTCGCGCACCTTAAAAGGCAAATTTTCGATTTGCTCAATGCGCTGGTTCATCATTGCTCGGACGGACTTGGCCTTTTCAGCCAATTGCGCGGTTATCTTGGCTTTCTCGATCAGTTCGGAAACGTCAACCGGGGCCGTATATTTGGCGCGAACATCGGCGGTTAGTCCTTCGGCCGATGAATCGCGCAATGCGGTTGCGGTTTTGACATCGCGGTTTATGCCTGTTCGTTCGGCCTTCAATTCAGAAACTTCGGCATCAATTGATTCGATCCGTTCACGAACGGCCGGGGCCAATAGTGCTTTGACAACGGCAATTTGCTTGCGGCGTCCTTCGGCCGTTTCTGACCAACGCGAAAATTCCACGGCGTCGAAATCTTGATAACCGAAAATGCGTTGCAACATCGAAACGTTATTTGTCTGCATCCCGGTTGATTTCTGTTTGATCGTCAGCGTTCCGCGTGGGTTGGCTTCAGTAAACGACAATTGAACGTCGTATTCTTCGCCATCATCGCCCACGATCATTTTTGCAAACCCTTTGGATGCGCCATTACGTAACACGTCGTCACGCTGGCCGGTTAACAAGGCCCCGATCGCCTTTAACAACGTTGATTTGCCTAACTCATTGTCGCCGGTAATGAAATAAACCGTGCCGTCAAATTCGGCGTCGAAACTTTCGATAACTTGAAAGTTCAAAAGTTGTAATTTCTTAATATACATCGTATCGTCATTTATGGTTTTTGCTCAATCGCTTGTTTTCAATGATCCCGTCAATGATGAACCAAATTGACCAAATGACCAAGATAATTCCGATAACTTGGTTCGTGGTCAAATGGTCAATTATGGTTCGCCAATCAATCATTTCAAGCAAAAATTCGTCATGTCGAAATATCCGACCACGCATTTATGGCCACAATTCCATGCGTCCAAGATAACGCCATCAACACACGCCGTTTCATGGCTTGCAACAGAAATGACATAACGCCCGGTCGGATGCGTTTCCGCAAATTGTTCAACGGTCATGCGTGATTTTCCCTTAATGGCTGGACAATGTGTCCATATTGCGCCATCCTCAACAATCCAACGTCGGAATCCGGGGCCATCGGTCGGAACGTTGAAATCGCGGCGGCCCTTTGCCACCAAGTAATCGAATGCATCAATCCATGAACAGGAAATTGAATTCGCTAACGCACGAATGACACAATCGCCGCGATCCCAGCGGAAACCGCGTTTTTTCTTCCAACACGGATTCGGATTTTCTATCCGAAAATGCTTGCCGGATAGATAGAACTTTTTGAATTTCTTTTCGTCCATCATTACATAAAGATTTGGTTTCCGGGAATCGGCCCGGCCCGTTTGTGTACCCGTGGCCGGAATCGAACCGGCACCCCTTTCGAGAATGGATTTTGAGTCCATCGCGGCTACCATTACGCCACACGGGTTTGTTGGGTTTTCGCGCGTCCCCGCGTTACTTACCCGATTATGATAACACTATCGAATAAAAGGGTTTCCCCCTTTGTTGCTTCGCCCCGATTCGAACGGGGAATACCGGAACCAAAATCCGATGTGTTGCCGTTACACCACGAAGCAATATAATTTATCGCAATTGGTCAATAATGGCCGCTTTCAATTTGACCGCTTCCGCCGGGGTCAATTTATTGGTTTGTGCCAAGACGGCAACTGCCATTCCAACCGGCGTACAATCCAAAACCATTTTAACACCCATGTAAACCAACTTGTCAAAACTTGCTTTCATTGCTTTGTCATTTACCGGGAACCGGCCCGGGCCGTCGGGCCATATCCTTGACCCGCAACAAAGGTAAGGATAATTTTTTAATATCCAAAAAAAAATCCATTATTTTTGAAATAAATTTGGCGGTTCAAGAATTTTCGGCAACCAAACAACGGTTCTTTCAGATAATGCACGGCGAAAAGCGACATCCGATTCCGGATGCGTCCCGTATTCGTGCCAATGTTTGAATTTGCCCCGCTTGATTTCAACGGTTGCATGATTGCCCGTTCTTGGCGCACGGATTCGCGCTTTAACCATAATTCAATTTTTTGTCTGATCGCGGTAATTATTTCTTTCGGCCAACGTCTTATGCAATGAACATCGGATGCACGGTTGATGGTTGAACCGGCAAACGCCGTGTCGCTCATGGACACATTTTGCCAACAATGATTTTACCATCCTAAAACAATTTTGGGGTGGGATCAAGCAACCGCGCATTAAGCGCGTCCAATTCTCTTTCCATGCGCTTTGACAGTTCCAGCGCATCCGGCTTGCGCGTTGCAAAATATCGGCGTTGGTTATGTCGTAATTCAGCGACAAAGCGTACATATTCGATTGCCTGTTCCGGCGTTATTTTCTGCAAATTTTCGATTTGCGGGCATTTTATTTCTTCCATGATAGATTTATCATTTTTTTGTCGTTTTGCGTTTTACGGGCTTGTTTTCGGCCTTTTTGGCTGGACGTCCTCTTTTCCGGGTTTCCGGAATATTTTTCGTGGACTTTCGAACGCTTTGGGCCGTTTTTGGTACGCTTTGGGCCGTTTTTCGAACATCCCCGGGATCATGGTTGCATATTACGAACGCGCAATATGCTGGTTCCCCGCGATAATTTTGGCAAGTCCTACACCCCGGCGAACCGACTTCCGTTCCAGCCCGGAACGGGCATTCGCCAATGGCTTTATACATTTTCGTTATCATAATTCGTCACCGTCAATTGTTTTACCGGTTAACTCATTTATCCGATTTGCAAGTTTCCCCGCTTCGACCAACAAGCGGAAACGTAATTGTTTTAATTCTTTGATACCCATTTCTTCCAACTTGGCGGGTTTTCCATCCGAATATTGAACATTGATTTGAATAATAACGTGTTGCATATTATGCGGGCTTATAAATACAATAATGGCGTATATCATTCATAATTTCCCAATCGCATTGCGAATCAAAATTTAACGCGTCCAAACGCCGTTCGTGATAACGCGGCCCATTATAGGATTCGCCGTTTTTTACAAAATGGTCGCGGTATTTGAATATCAATTTGCCGTGGCGTTTCAAGATTCGACCATAAATATAAATTTCGTGTAACAGTCCATCAGAACCACCACACCACCAAAGAAATTCAATCCAATCGCCAACGCGAACACGGCGGCCGTTCCTATCGAAATATCGCGTTAATTCATTACGGCCAAATGTTTTGTTCATATCCATATCAAAACATTTTTTAATATTCGCTTATTCTCATATCAATAACGTTGTTTCAATATTCGGCAATAATCGCCCGGCCCGGCATTGCATTTCCCATTGTGCCAAAACCAATAACCCAAACATTCGTTTTTCAACTTGCACATTTCAAAACAACTTTTGGTATTCACGTTCCGGCAAATTAGCCTTTACCCATTTCGGATCATTGACCAAAGCCCAACGGCCGAAATGCATTAATAACATGGCATCCGAATTCCATAACGTTGCCTTAACTTCGGGATATAATGCGGCGGCCGTGCGCTGGTAACGATGTTTTCTTTCTTCCTTACTTTCACGAACCGATGAATTGCGTTCGCGCAACTTCAATTTGGTTTGCCACGAAAGCGGATGAACCATTACATACGGGATGCCAACCGCTTCGATTATGGCTTTCAAATGTTCGTAATTGGCCATCATGCGTTGGATTCGATACAACTTACCCATCGCGGCCCGGTCGCCTTGTACTATCACATCATCCGGGCGGACGGATAGTTTTTCAAGAAAGACAATCGGTTTGAAATTGTCACGATAATACAACAGGAAATCGCGCAATTCTGCAACATCTTTCGGCATCTTAATAGTGCTAACTAACGCGCGATATTTCCCCGGAACAAACACGGCGATTCCACCCGCCGCGCCCGGATCAATACCAATGACGCAATTAATTTTTATTTTACTTTCCATCAAAAAAATATGTTACTTTCTATTCGAATTTTATGTAATCCGCAATGTTGATACCCTGTTCATGCATCCGGCGGAATGTTTCTTTCAAAGCCTTTTGCCGCGCCAAAATGAACGCATCGTGTTTGAGTTCCGGAGCATCCGGGCCAATCTTTTCCAATCGACGGGCATTGCCAATGTAACCGCGTTGCGCCATGTCATAAATCGTCCGATATAACACACTTTTTTGTTCATCCGGAGTTATGACAATTTCCGGGGCCAACCCAGCATCCGAAAGAACCCCGTAATACAACAATTCGGCGATTGGCGATAATTCCGGGAAAACGCCGGTTGCCTTGTATTCCTCAAACGAACGAATGACATTGTGCCGGGTTTCGTTCAAATAACGTTGTTGGCTTTCCGTATCGGGCTTTGGTTCAACCTTTGGCATCGCTTCGTTCGCTTTCTTGAATACCCAGCCCCGGCGGCCCTTATACGCATTCAGTATCTTGCAAACATATTCGGCGTTGAATTGCTGATAATGGTTTTTGTCCGGCTGGCCATCGCGCCCACGTGGCAAGAAATCATCAAGTTCGCCCGTTATGCTCATTTCGAATGCCATTCGGAAATCCTTTAATGTCAAATTGGCATAATAGCGTTTCAAGATTTCAGCAACCCGGATAACCAAATATTGCCGGTCGCTTTCATCCGTCGTCCTATATCCGACGTCTTTGCATATCCATTTCAACGCCGTTCCAAGTTCGGCCGCCAATTCCGTCGGCGAATATTCGGCAATGATCTTGGCCGTGGATGCAAGGAATACGGCACGTTCGACCGGCCCCAATGCATCCATAACGGCGGGAATCTTGACCATTTCCCGGCGTTTTACGACGCCCGTTTCAACCGATGGTTTGCGGGCTGGTGAAATAATCATTTGTTTATCCTGTTCCATTGGTTAATCCGCCATGTCTTGCAAATATTTGATTGCATCCGGGGATAATCCCGGGCCGGCCGGGCTTTTCCGGTGCAACTTTCCTTTTTCCATGTCGCCACGAATGAAATTCCGGGCCGTTGCGATCCAATCTTTCATTTTCTTGCCCTTTTGGGCCGACCAATCCGCAACGGCATGGTAATAATAAACCATATCCACGTCGGCGAATTCCGGGGCCGTGAATTGGGCGGCGAATGCGTCATATTCAGCAAACCGGGAATTTTCGAACAGACACGCGGCCGGTTCGGTTGTCCGACGCGGCCGGACAACTGTAATTGATTCAAACGATGGATCAGAAGGGAACAAACCGCCGTCGGCGGCTTTATCATTATCAATAGTTTTATCTTTAGTATTATCTTTATTCGTTGCTATTTCAGCAACGCCCCCGTTGCTATTTTGATACACCCCCGTTGCTATTTCAGCAACGCTATGTCTGTTTGCGACATAATGGCAAAATTTCACACCGGAAAAGAACATTTCGCGTTTATCAATCAATCCACGGTCAATCAATCGGTCAATTATCTTTTTGGCATTTTGCTTTGTCACATTCAAGGCCGATGCAACATAATTCAAGGAACCCCGGAATTCGGTTTCATCGTCTTGCGTAAAACCATATATTAACGAATAACACAACAGTTCATTTCCGGATAACCCAAGTTCGACAATGGCAAATCCCGGTACGGTTATGTAATTTTCAATCTTGAATTTTCGCGCTTCCATTATAGTTCAATTCCAAAATATTCTTCCAACACCTTTTTCGGATTTATCGCATTTCCGGGAATAACCCGCCCGTTATTGCCGCCATATAATCGTCATTACTTCGGCAAAATAACCGATAATAAAATCCATTATATGCGGAACCATCAATCGTTTTCCAATATTTCGAATTCGTATGGTTGTCAAGATGCTTTTGATATGCCTTAATTTGCGCTTTCAACAATTTTGGGTATTCAAGGAAATCGGCCAAACCAACATCCGATTTCAACGGGCATCCCAAACATCCCAACCGGCGTTCCACATGAAAAATCCCCTTTTCATCATAATAGAGTGGCGCGCATTTTATTTTTCGGGCCTTAATGAATTGCGCCACATCATCATCAGTCCATTCAAGAATCGGCAAATAAATACGGACTTTTTCGCCCTTTGAATATGTACGACAATATTCGGGTTCCTTATATCGTTGCGCCCTTTTTGTGGATTCGGACCGGCGTATTCCTTGGATTGCCCGGTCATATATCTTGTATTCCTTTAATGCCGAACAACAAAACCGCCGCCAACGGGATGGTAAACCTTGTTTTTCAATCAAGGCATTAAACGTTATTGTAGGACGAACAATTGTAACATTGTTTTCCCGGCAATGCGCAATCGTTCCCGGCGGGTCAATAGTTGTATTTTTGTATATGGCTTCAAAAGGAATTCCCGCCATCTTGGCAAGTTCCAAAATTATGTCGGAATCCTTGCCACCCGAATAGGATAATTCGATTGGTCCGTCTTGCGGAATGGATTGCAAGAATTTGATGGCAAAATCAATTTTACGTTGTAAATCCATAATTCAAAAAAATCCCGATGTTTGGGCCACTACACACCAAACACCGGGACATTCGCAATAATTGCGGGAATTTTCCGTTCGTTGGTAGTGGGCAACGCTATTTGATGCAAATATACTTATTTTTTCGATTCGGGCAATAATAGCGACAAATTTTGCGTTGGGGCCATTGCATCCCGAATTTCGGAAATTCGGTTATCATTGGCAATCAGCGAAACAACCGGATAACGGGAATTGGAACCGGGCTTGTTTGACTTGGCAAATTGCACCGACAAATCGAACACGGTTCCCGTAACTGTTCCGCGCATCCGCTTGACGCCATCGAATGATTCCCGGATGTTCCGGATTGACGACGCCTTGCCCTTTGTGCTAAATTGCCATACACCAACAATGCCCCGGACGGCTGGAATAATCACGCGCAAAGTCAACACAACATCCCAATTGTCCGCCCCGCGCTTCGTCGAATTCTTTTCGCTGATTTGCGACATAATATCCGGGTATTGCTCAACCGGATAAGGCGCGTATTTCTTGCCATCCCAAATTTCGAAAACTCGACCATCCCCCCGGGCAACCAGCGCACCAAAATTATCGCGATATTCATAACGTTCGTTGCATACCTTTTCCGGATCGTCAGAAGGGAAAACAACTTGGATCGTGGCGGGCTTTTCGCCTAACGCCGCCGTAAACATCCCGGCATATTTCCCGGATGGGATGAAATAGTCAACCGATACCGGATATTCCTTGCCGTTTTGGCTCACTTGCTTTTTGCCGATATGCAACCGGCCAATTTCGGGTAATTCAAGGATTCCCGCGCCCTGTTCGGGCCTGTAAATTCTACCGCCCATCTCCAAAGATTATTTGTTTTAATTCTTCCTTTGTTCCCGCAACATTTTGTTCCGGTGTTAAAAATGCGTGTTCCCTATCAAAAGAATGATGAACCGATATAACAAGCCGGTTTTTGTCATCAAAATACGCAACAACCTTTGTGCAAGTTATCGTTTTTTGGGTTGGACTGTTTGCTTCCATTATCCAAACGGAACCCCCCGGCATAAAATTAGTTCGAATTTCCATCTTACAATTCGATTTCGTCGTTTAACAAATTATCTTTGGCCGCCTGTTCCGGGGCCGGTTCGAAATACCGGGCCGTCACTTTCGCGCCATCGTCGGTTTTCTCAACCTCAATGCCTGTGCCGTCGGCCATATCCTTTTCCCACGGTAATTTTTCCGTAATTTCCGTTTTAACGGGCTTTTTCGGTTCGGACGGGGAATTTATCGGTTCGGCAACTTTCTTGCGATTTACGGCCCGTTTACGGCCTTTTTCGGAAACTTCCGGGGCATCATTGGAAATTCCCAATGCATTTTCGGCAATCTTGATTTCTTCCGGGGTTATTTCCGGGACGTTAGCCGCCCTTTGCGGCGCATCATCCTTGGCCGCCTTATTCTTGATCAATTCGGCCAATGATAGTGTCAAGATATTATCGGCGATCTTGCCTTTGTCAAGTTCCAGCACACCGCGAATTATTGTCAATGTGTTGTCCCTCTTTTCATCCTCAATCGTCGCAAGGGCCAACAGATATGGCAATTTCTTCGCATTGACCGAATCCGTTTGATCCTTCAAATTGTACGTGGGTTTTGTGCGCCAATCTTTCGGGGAAAAATTGAACACACGTGCGACCGGCATATCGGGAAAATTGACATTCCACATTTCCCGGTATAAATGCAATTGCAATTCATGTTCTTCAAAAAAGCCTTTCCGACCGCTTTTGAAATCCACGATCGCCGTAAACTGTTTGCCTGTTTTCGGATCACGCATGATGCAAGGAAGATCGACGCATCCGGCATAATGGAATTCCGGATGAACCAAACCGATTTCCACGGCCAGCGGAACAACGTTGTAATCCTTGACGAATTGTGCAAAGGCCAAAACGTCTTTCCGTACCTTTGGCAACCATTCAGAAAAGACCCGTTCGGGCAAATTGTTTTGTTCCATGTATGCCAACAGGACGCCCGGAACCGTATCGAAATCATAACGACGGTTAATTATCAGTTGTTCAAACTGAATGTGCATGAACGTTCCATAAGCGGCGGCAAGATCGCGTTTTTCCGTCGATCCTTCCTTGCCGTTTGCAATCATCCAATCCAGCAACGCCGGCGGGGTTGGCATAACTTGTTTCAAAAGCGTTGTAACGGATGGGAAAAATACCGGGTTCCCGGCATCGTCGAACCGGTAATAATATCGGTGGCCCTCTGAATTGAGTTGATAAACGCGATAAGGCGGTTCGCGCAACGCGTCAGTATTGAAGAATACGGCCCGGATTTCCTCAATGGTCATGCCCGGGTAAATTTCCACCTTTGCATCCTGTTCCGGTTCGGTCAAAGCGGCCAATTCCGAATAATTGTTGTTGTCCTCTTTCATCGTGTATCGCTATTTTAATTTTCGTTCTTTCACATAATCCACAATGAATGCGGCGCACATTCCGCCGGCAATGATTGCGGAAAATATTTGTGCGGTATTCCAAAAAATCGCCACAATGGCAAGAATGAAGCAAACGCCCCAAACAATAGCCCAAAACAAATTTACGTACTTCATGGCTTATTCGTTTGTAATACCCAGCAAGAAATCGGCCGTGCATCCGGTCATTTCACAAATTATGACAATCCACGCTGGATTCACCCGCGCGGTTGTTCCGTTGCACAATGCGGTCATATTGACTTGTTGCGCAACCGCCGTTGAATCGGGCCACAAACGGGCCGCAATATCCTTTTTCAAAACTTTCTTGCCCTGTTCCTTTGCGCGGGCAATTGCCTGTTCAATTCTAATCATATTCTTTTATTATTTTTTCGCCGCAAACATTGCAACGATATATTTCACGAATGGTTTTATACGTCGGCGGCAATTCATTTCGCCATGACTGTATTACGCGCGTTTCTTCATCATACAACGAAAGCGAACCGCCACAATGCGGGCATTCGTAATCGTCCATGACAGTCAATCGGCAAAAGGCTTTGAACACGTCGTCGGTAAGGGTTGAAAGACCTAACGTTTCACAAATAATCCGCTTTACATCTGGAATATATTGCGGCCCCATCGCCAACAATACATTCGCGCCATAAACAAATTCGGTATCTTCCAGCATCCCGGCATTTATGAAAGCGGCACAAAGGGATTTGCCGACGAACGCGGCCGATTTCCCGCTTGCGCTACAAAGAACGTCCAAATATTTATCATTCTTAAATTGCATGGCTTGTTATATTGGTGGCCCCGGTTGCCCGGGGCTGACTTATTTATTCGATAACTAATTTTTCCATTTCCTTTGCGTCGAATGTATAACCGTGTTTCGCAAACTCTTTGACGGCGGCCCGCTTGGCGGTTTTCGCATTCTTATAACCGTGGCCAACGCTAAACCAATATTCGCCGTCTTGCATTGCCATAACCAAAATATTAATTCCGCCATTAGGGAAGAAAGAAACGGCCTTGTGGTCGGAATTGTTGCATTTGATCGTTGCCATAACTTGTAAAATTTTCGTTTCCCGGAATCCGCCGGGCCGCTGGGTCATTCCTCAACCCGCAACAAAGATAGGTATTTTAATTTAATTACCAAAATATTTTCCATAATTTTTATAATTTCTTTCATTAGCACAAAAAAACCGCCCACATTTCACAACGCGGGCGGACAACTGAATAATCAATGACTTACTATGAACAAAGACTGATCCGAACAAATATAAAGAAAAAACCCGGGATTTTCCCGGGCTATAATTATTTGTAAATTTCGTTGTTGATATGTTTATGGATCAGCGTAAAAACCGCAATAATTGCCGCTTTGTTTTCGTTGTATTCCTGTTGCGGACAATCGGCCACGAAATTTTCGAATTGTTTGTATAGGACTTGCAACTGTTCCAACGTCATTGTGTACCGTTGGCATCCTGTTTCGTCAACGATGCCGCGTTGGATTACATCTTTGCCGTCGGGCCGGGTTCCCATCTTGTAATGAACGAACGCCCGGCGGGCCAAATCAACCACGTTGTCGCCAATGTACCAAACAAGCCCGTAAACGGATTTATACTTGGCGTTCGGCCTTTCGGATTGGATGGTTACGTTGACCGTTTCCCCGGGCTTTTTCCCGTCCGTTTCGACCTCAACAATATAATGTTCGATTCTGTATGTTTCCATTGCTTTTGGATTGTTGGGGCCGGTCATCCGGCCCCGGGTTATTTACCAAAGTGTTACATCTTCGTTGTGGATTCCGCGCACGAAACATTCGGCATAAAGGACTGTTAAATCATTGTATGCGGCTAAAATCGCGGCATCCTTGGCACGGACAAGTTGGAAATAAGTGTTGGATAAATCGGCACAAATGTATTCGATGAAATACTTTGTGTTGGTGCGCTTGGCAAGTTCGATTGTTGACATATCTTTATCTTTTTCTTTACCGGGAACCGGCCCGGGCCGTCGGAATCATTATCGCTTCCGGGTACAAATATAGGCATTATTTTCTATTTACCAAAAGTTTTTCCTATATTTTCAAAGAAATTTGCATATTTTTAGCAAAAATCCAGCCCGAAACGGGTATATTTGTTCGGAAACCCATAAAATATTGCATCATGCCCGTTCGAAAAGTACAAGGCGGCTATCGTTGGGGACAATCCGGCAAAGTCTATCCAACCAAAGAACAGGCCGAACGCCAAGGCCGCGCAATTTACGCATCCGGTTACAAGGAAAAGCCGACGCAAACCAAAAAGAAATAGGGAATTCCCAATAAATTACCCGAAATTCCCTATCTTTGTTGCGTCCTCTTACCATCGTATCGCCATTTATGGTATTCAAGACGCCGCGCCCGGGCTTTTCCGGGTGCGTTTTTTTATAGGACTTGCGCACACTCATACGCGAACCGTTCCCGGGCCGACCAATGGCACATCGCCATAATTCGGTTTTCTTCCTTTTGCGCTTCTATTTCATCCCATACCGACCAACCCTTTGATGAATACGGAAACGGGTATGCCTTTTTGAATTTGCGCAATGATGTATAACGCGGGAATGGTCGCAAACGGTCGTTTTTATTAGTTACATATTGGCAACCATCAACGGCAATTGGACGCAATTTTGGTTTCTTTTTCATATCACAATGTTTTTATCTTATCGCAAATTTGGGGTTGTCTTTGATCCGCCACAAAAAACGGCTAAATCAACAAGCGAACGTTGGTTTTCCAGCCCCTTCGGCATTACGACAACGGCCGTGCGGTCGGAACTGTCAAAGATGAAATATTGAGGATATGAACGGCGCATCAATTCAAAATGAAAGATGCCCGGCCCGGAATCGTTAGGAAATGAAAAGGCCAAAACGTCGCATTCTTCCAGCGTCTTGCCCTTTTCATTCAGAATTGCGCAGTATTGATCCAACCGGCTTTTACTTTTCTTCGCCATAACTCTTATTGACACAAATAGCGACAACGGCCGCGATTACTAAAATAATATATTCCATAAGTAATGATTATTTATGATGTAAAACTGAATCAATTACCCGTTTGGCCCATTAAAGCGACGGAACCCATTTGTTGCCGGTTGCCCGGTTCCGGTTGAAAACCTCAACGACCGACGCCGGATTTCCAAATTTGAATTTTTGCATATCTGTTTATTTTTGGTTGTTTTCATCAATGAATTGTAACAATCCCTTGAACGCATCTTGCGCACCCATCAACCGCCAATGCCGTTCCAAATCTTCCGGCGATTGGCCAATTAACGCATCGTGGATGAATGATTGCCGCCGGGCAATTTCCTTACGTATATCTTCAACGGTTATTTTCATATTTGTAAATAATTCCTTTTCGGGTTGGGTTTCCTTTTAACCAATAATTCATTCTATTTGAACTTGTTTTATTGGCAATTATCGCATTTTTTAACGATTCATACCGTGTAATAATCCCGTTTTCGATTTTTAAGACGGCGCGTTTATAATGTTGACGCAAACCCATTCTTTGCGCGTGTTGGATATTCTCTTTTGGTGTTACCCATTCAAGATTTGACAAATTATTGTTTAATTTGTTTCCGTCTTTGTGGTTAACCTGTAATCCATCCGGGTTGTAATCAAATGATTCCAAAACAATACGGTGTACCGTGTGGGTCGTTCTTTGTTTATTTTTTTGCAAGGCAACGCACATATAACCGTATCGGTCAATGTATTGTGACAATTCGCGTTCTTTGACGGGCAACATACCATTACGTGAACGCAATACAATTCGGGCAACACTTTTAATTCGTCCGGTATTCGATACGATATATAAACCATCGTATCCATAAACGGGTTTCCATATTTCCATAACACAAAAAACGCCCCGTATTTCATCCCACGTTTTGCCCCCGTGGAATTACTTTACAGGGCATTAAATTTCTATTCGGTTGGGGCAAACAACCTTTCGGGTGCAAATATAATAATTTTTCAATGAACGTAAAAACTGACACGTATCCCCCGGCGCAACTTGCAAATGCATTTATCGTCCATTGATGCAAACGCCCTGTCCAAAAGACGGTTGGTTAATTCGATGTCCCCAACCATACGGATCAGCCCGGAAACGCCCACAAGCGTATTGACCTTCGAACCATCATACAACCCGGAAACCTTGATTTTGTAATTGCGGTTGATCTGTCTTGTTGTGTACTTTAATGTTGCCATTGCTTTCTTTCTTCTATCGCGGAACCGGCCGCGTCCGTCGGGCCACATCCTTGACCCGCAACAAAGGTACGCATTTATTTTTAATTTCCAAAAGTTTTTTTTTAATTCTTCACTTTTTTGTCATTCAAAAGTTAATTTTTCGTTTTCTTCGATTTAAGACACTTTTTCGCGCTGGATGGTAAATTATACCGCCCCGGGGCAAAAATGCCCGGAAATCGCCTAAAATTGGCCATTCCGGGAATGCCACATAAAAAACCCGCCGTATTTCTCAACAGGGCGGGCGGTTCTTCAAACAACTATAAGTATTATCCGATACAAAGATACAAAAAAAATCCGGCGCGTATCACTACGGGCCGGCATGGGCAAAAACTATTGGTATAATGTAAAAAAGTATTATGCAATGGCAAATATAATTATTTTTCGATAGTTACAAAATCAATTCCCAATATCGTTGTATGAGGATTGCGCGAAACGACATCCACGCGCCGATCGGCGATCTTGCGGGTTTTCCACAAAAAACCCATGAACCGTTTATATTTCACCGATTCGGCCAACAACAACGAATCGCGGTTGTGCAACGTTCCCGTAAATTCGTCGGCGGTTAACGTTCCATAAAAATCGAACCATTCATCGCCACAAGCGACGGCAATTGCCGGGACTTTGACCGAATCACGAATAATGACCGTATCTTTCGGCGTTGCCCGTAATTCAATGATCGTTTGCGATTGCGTCTTGTTTACGGATGCCAAATCACGGTTTTTGGCCTTTAATTGCTGGATGATCGCCGCATCTTCCGCCCGGAACCGTTCAAATTCCTTGATGGTTAATTCCAGCGATTGCACCCGGGCCGCGCTCAATGAATCGAAAACCATGTAACGTTCGACATCTTCCAACAATGTTTCCGCATTGTTCCGGTAACGATCGCGTTCAGCCGTTAACCGGTCAATCTTTTTGTCCGCCCACCATACGGCGAACAGGGCGGCCAAGATGAACGCCGCCAAAATTAGATATTTCTTCATTTTTCAAAACGAGTTACGCCGCCCAAACGGTCGGCCCATTTTTCAGTATAAAACCAATAATACGAATGGCGACGATCAATTCGATGATATAACAACCAAAGGATCGAAGGAAGGCCAACAACTACCAAATACAATGGCCCAAGATAGACGGATTGGCGCGTATGGCCGTATTCATGGTTCCATGCGTCCCAATCAATCCCAAAAGGATTATTTCGGATAATAACCGTTCGGCCAAGCGAAATGCCGCCGCCGGGCATTTTACTAACGACGAAATACGGGACGCCCCGGAAACGATGTTCGCTTATAATGCGCCGCCGATACCAAAAGCGCAAGGCAAGCCCAACAAGGTTTTGCGGGGCTTGCCATATCCACAATAATATTGGAAGAATTGTTTTCATCTTTTAGCCGTACAAATTGCCATCGGAAATTCCGCCCGGACATCGAAACACGGGCATTGTTTAACCCATTCGTTTTGCTCAATAACACCGTTGCCGTTTTTGTCCGGCGACGCGTCCCGATGCCCGATAACCTCAACAATCGGATATTTGGCGATAAGATCAAGCACTAATTCGGTCATGGCCATTTTTTGCGCATCCGTCCGCGTGTCGGCCGGGTTGCCATTTTTGTCAAGGCCACCAACGTAACAAATGCCGATTGAATGTTTGTTGTAAGGTTTCCCGGACAATCCCGCCGTGTTACAATGCGCCCCGTCCCGGGACAAAGGGCGGCCCACCTCAACCGTGCCGTCAAGATCAACGACAAAGTTGTAACCAATCATGGCAAAACCGCGTTCTTTGTGCCATTTGTCAATGTCGGCCGCCCGGACGTCTTGGCCCGCCCGGGTTGCCGAACAATGTATAATGATTGCGTCAATTGTTTTCATGCTTGATTTCATTTTTTGCGCCGTCGAAATCGATGCCGGTCTGATCCTCAACCTTTAGTTTCATGAACTGACGCAACCATCGGAAAATCGGATGATCAGATATGACCGCCGCGTTTTCAAGAAATGACCAAAATTCGACCCCGCAACAAAATGCCGTGAAATAGTTGGCGAACCGTAACCGTGTTTCCTCCGCAATGATTGCATCCAGCATTTCAGCCAATACAACGCCGATAAGGATGAACACGAATTTATAAATCGTTCGCCATGCCTTGACGCTTTCAAAGGCAAATTTTTGATGGTTACGATGTGCAACAACGCCCGATTTAATGCAACCAGTCACAAAGTCAACGGCTTCAAATACTGTTACCGCCACGAATAGCGGTAACAGGTTTTGAACGAAAGCGGCCATGAAGCCAGCGACCAATCCGGCCACGATTTTCGCAGGGTATAAATTTAAATTAAACATTTCAAAATTCTAAAACGGCCAATCTATTTGCGACAAACGATATTACGATATTCCCATCATTGTTAACGCTCATGCCTTCAAATTCAGTATTTCGAATTTGCGAATTTTCGAAAATCAATGTCGAAATAATCTGCTTTGCTTCATAATCATATACGACCATCCTATCATATCGCCCCGTTATTCCGCTTGGAATTTCGATATAATAGCAAAGAACATACATTTTTCCCCCTTGACAGAACGTTCCCGTTGTATGCAAATTCGGCGTCACAAACTGAAACGTATCTATCGCATCGGAAACTTGTAACGTAACATCTTGCGTATTAATGCTCGGGACGTTGAAAATGTAATACGTTGTCCAATCGTTCATGTGAACTATTAATCGACCGGAATCATCGACAAGGAAATGCCAAGCGTTCGCCATTGTAATCGTTTGAATTAACGAACATCCTGTAAGCGTCACACGTAAAACATAGCATTTATTTTCAAGGTACGACGACACGTATAATAAAGGAAAATCATCCGCCGCAGAATAAAATTCGTAACCGAAATTAGCCATTCCGGCGTGGTTGTTCGGCCCTTGTACCCCTGTCGGCATTGCATAGGCTGCAACGATCGTCAATGTGTCCAAATCAAGTATCTGAATATATCCCGTATCATACGTCAGAAATGCATACTTACCGTAAATTGCAAAACCTTGTAACGAAAGGCCGTTATATGTACCAATTCCATTTACCGTTAAAATTGCTTCAACATAATTATTTTTATGGCCATAAGGTTCGATTTTACGTCCTTCATATTGCCGCGTCACACCATATAATTCGCGCGGTTGGTATTCAACCATTTCAATTCGATAATTGACTTCTTGCCCAGCGTCACCCCGCAAAACTATTCGACCCGCACACCCTTCCGGGAACGTATAGACTAAATCCTTAAATTGGCTGACATCAACGTCCTCCGTAGTGGTATTATTGATTTGCCGCAAAACAACAAAGGAAGAATCGACCTTATTATCCGCATCCGGATAATAACCTATTTGCACCTTTAACGCATTTGATAGCAACGATTTCGTAAAATTGTCAAACGTAAACAAATAACGATAGCCTGCAAGCGGCTTGAAATACGTTAGCGCATTTGTGCTAACTCCGTCCGTAACAATCGTTCCTGTCCGACCTATTTCGACGTCCTCCTGCAAATTTTGAACTGCGTTATTAAGGTCTAATACACTCTGTCCGACTTCTTTACCAACGCCAAATCGGTATGTTACCCCGGCATTAGCCGCTTTTGCATTTACGAAGAAACACAAATATCGCGCATTTGCCGATGCAGTAAATTTGACTTTGCGTTGAAACGGTGCGCCGTTTTGGTAAAAGATTTGTTCGATGGTCTGAATTGTTGTGCCACCTTGCGTCGCTTGATTAGAAAGCCAAATTCGAAGACCACTACTTGATGCCGACCCCGCATTAAGATTCATAATCGACGCGGCAAATTCCCGATACATCACATATTCCTTGCCAGCCTTCAAATTACATTCGACGTATGCGAAATTATTATTCGTTGCAAGTGTCCCATCTTTTTCGGCAATCGGTGCGAAAATTTCACTTGTTATTTCCGCTATGTCCGTAACATCTTCAATCGAGAATTCGACAACAGTTCCCAAATTTGCACGTCCGCCAACTCGCGCAACCGCTCCCGTTACATTATCCGGAATTTTAATATCGTAATACTCCGGGAAAGTCCAAGCACCAACGACACTACCGTATAAAATAGTTTCTACATTATTTGCGAAATATCCTATTGCCGTACCATTCGCCGTTGTCCCAGTTACGTTATCGTGCGCCCATTCTTGCACCGTTGGTGTGAAGCGATAAACGTGTCCAGCCTTTAACGGAATAGTGTTTTTTGCCGATCGCGCATAACTGTTATTATTGCCTATAAATGAAATCGTTTCTTTTAACGATTCCAAATCCGTTAAATCCTCAAAAATGAAATAAACCCTTACGCCCGAATTCGCGCGTCCACCTATTGCCAAAAACGAACCTTCGGCCAGCGTCGCAGGCATCTCTATTTCGTACGATTCTTGCAATGCGTCCCACGTTGCCACGGTTACTGAATATACATTCGTCGAACCGGGTTGCACGTAACCGATTCCCAATTTATTTGCCGTTGATGTTACTTGTGAATGTTCCCATTCTTTCACAAAAGGCGTCAATCTGTATTTGTGTCCGGCCTTAATTGGATAAACTTTTTCGTTGACGCCAAAAGTGTTATCGGCTCCCGTAAAGAATGGGAATGATAACGACGTTAGCGTATTTAAGGCTTGCGCCGTCGCCAATCCACTTGTATCTTTATGCCACGCGGAATCATAACGTAATATTGCAACTTCATTATCCTGTAAAACTATCCCATTAAAATTTGCATAAGTTCCCGCCGTTCTCGCAAGATATAAAATCCGTTGATCCGGTGTCCCCGGATTAGTTGTCGGCGTTGCGATTCCCATATACTGATAACCGGCCCCAAGGGCATCAATTATCGACATCAAAAGAGAATTTAGTAATGCGCCCGTTATTTCGTTGTTTCCGTTCGTCGTAATTATATTATTTACTGACGATTTAAGTGTTGCATAATTGGCCATAACTTATTGATTGTTAAAATCATTATTAAAATCATCATTGAAATCGCCGCGTAAGGCTTTAATATAGCCAACGCCCAATTTCTTTGCGACCGTTGCCGTATCAAATTCGGCTTCAACAACAGCCACATCGCCGTTATCTTCCCAAGTCGGCGTCATCAAGAATGTGTCAAGACTATAAATTTGTCCATGATAAGTTATTTGCGCGAAATCCGACATTCGAACAAAGCGCAATACGTCCAACAAGTATTCGGGTGCAAAGAAATTGAACCGATAACGCTTTTCCGAAATTTGCTTGGTAGGGAAAAAATAACCATCTCGACTTTCCCCTTCTTCCTCGAAAATATATTCCGGTTTTGCTATATCTGAAGGCAAATAAAGCACATTTTTGAATTGTGTCCCGTTGTTATATTTATAAACAATCCGCCCCGCATCCATTACGAAATCGTCAACATCCCACCATTCTAATTTCAAATACGGCTCGATGTCATTAACAACCGTAAAAATTTCGGAAAACCAAACGACGTTGCCATCCGTATAACGCAAATAATATTGTCCGTTATCCATCGCCGTAAAAATCGGCGCTTGCCCCCCGAATACGATAACATCATATCCCAATGATGTAAAAGTTACCAACTTTATACCGCCTTCGTTCAAATTATTCGTAATCGTTTCGATATATGTTCCATCCGATTTATAAAGACGACAATTCGATAAGGCGTGCCAACCGGAATGTTTGCGCAAAATTTGGAACGGCGGCAAATAGCCCGCCGGAACATACAACGGATAAACCCTATTATACACCCACCATTTGCGGGCGTTTTGCTGGTCTAACGACTCATAAAACGGCAATACGGAAAAATTATTATTCGGTATCATAAAGTAATTCAGTTTCGGCGTTTCTACTTGACAAATTTATGGACAATTTCGCAATTCTACCATTTCCCAAATTTGTTTTTACAAGTTGTTGCAAATTCGGGTCATTAAGGGCCGGGAAATCTATTGATTGGCGTTTCAGTTTTTTCGTACCTATCGCAATAAACGATTCGTCATTAATCTTGTAATTCGGGGCCGGCATATCATAACGGTAATACTTTTGCAAGAAAGCAAACGCCAAATATCCGTTTTGCAAAATGTGGGCTTGATCATTGTTCAAGTCCAAATAAGGAACCTTCTTTACTTCTTCTTCATGGCTTTCACCCTCTTGAACTTCCAGCACAAGACGAACTACGAAATCAATTCCACTTGTGTACATATTTAGTCCGGTTACATTTCCACCAACAACAAATTCATAAGCCGATGCCCCTTCTCCGGCGAACGCCGAACCTACCGTCGCAACAGACGACCCACTTGCCGTCCGTGTATAAGCATATACGCCCGTACTTCCGCCGCCACTCGACAAAACTTGCATCGTTATTCGCATCGTCTTCGCTCTATATTCGGTAAGGGCTACCACATTTTCAAGTGTCTGTTCGCTAATCGCGATTTGTTCATTAACCACCTCAACCCAGCGTGTCGAACCGGATTGTTCCGTTGCATCTTCAACGGTCATTACGACAAAACCATCCTTTGAAATGGCATTGGGATTTAACAAAATATAGTCAATGTCGGACGTAAATTGATTGACGGAAATTTGTTCAATCTTGTCTTGCTGAACATATCCGGAAATAATATCTATCGGATAGCCGTCGAACAATTGGGTAACATCATCCATCCATCCGAATTGATAACGCCCGGCCATTTCCGGTTTATCGAATTTGTATTGATTCCGGGCAAACGCCCATTCCTTGCTATTCCTTGCGACCTTTTGCGTAACAAGATCAATTCCGATACTTGGCGTTCCACTATATGACCCGCCATTCATAAAGTACATTATATGTTCAATTCTTAACGCATTTGTTGCCGTGTCTATCCACCAATAGCAACGGAAACAATCGCGCAACATATTCAGAACTTGCCGCAATGTAATTGGCGCGCGTTGTGCCGGCTGGTCATAATTGACGCTTATAACATTCGACTTTGGCGTAACTACCAAAGTTTGCGCCTTGCCTGTTACAAAGTTCGTCCCGTAAAGAAATTGTGAATAATTGGTATTGCCCGAATGGGTGACATCCGGGGCAATTTGTCCCAACAAAACCGAAATAACCGAATAAATCGGGTATGTATCACGTATCGTTACGGATGCCCGGGCGGCCTGTTCAACGGCCCAATCAGCGGCCGAAAACGCGAACCATATTGATACGCGGCCCCATGCACTACGTGCCACCGGGAAAAATTCGCCAACCAAATATCCGCCGGCCGGTTCTTGGTAATATTGGCCGGGCTGGAAAATTCCCCATTGGGTCGGACTTGTCGATAACCTCGATGAAAAGAAAATCGTATCAGTAAAATTGTAACCAATCACCCGATGATAATTGCGATTATTGGCGGCCAAATCATCACTTGGTATCGGATATGTTGACACGTTATTAATCGAATCAACATCGCAAATATAACGTGCATAAACGGGAACATCATGGATGTATAATTGTACGTTGCCGCTTGCCCCTGTTCCGGAAACAGGCGTTAACGTCAATGTCTTGTCACCAACGGACGGCCCTTGCCCTGTTATGACATATTGCCACATTGCCAACCCGGTTGATACATTGACAATTTGCCATGTCTGTTTCGCTTCGCCGCCCGTCGTACTATAACTATACACAAGCCTATGCGTTCCGTTCGTATAAGTATAGTCAGTACCTTCAACACTCGGGGCCGCGCCCATATAAACATCCGGGATAGTCGGCGTTCCTTGAATTTCAACCCTTGCGATTCTTTGCGTTCGGACGTTTGCAAAATGGTATCTTTCGACTAAATCTTGATGACTTGTTACCGCTTCCGCGTCCGTTTCCCAATACATTCCAGCCAAGAAACAACCAATGACCGTTTGGCCGGGGACATAAACTTGAATCATTGGCCGTTTATCGCATTTTACCGTCGTTATTTCCGGAGCCAAAGCGATCAAGTCAAATTCCTTGTCGATCCCGTCCAAAACCGCTTTATAAACATCGTCCACGGTCGGCGAAACCGTAACCGTCCGCGAATCTTCATCAAAGGTGCAATCGGTCTTATAAAAATAACCCTTCCAATAAGACACCCAGCGAGAACCGGCATTATATGAAATTTGAATTTCGACGCCGAATTTCGTGTCGAACGCCTTGTCAAGAATGAACGTATAATCGTCGCGTTCAAACGTCAATTCCCCGGATAACTTGGCCCGGAAAAATTCTTCGTTGCTTTCCTTTTCAAAGTCTTTGGAAAGTTTATCGCCATAAATAGGATAAGCGCGTTGCGTTGTGCCGTTCGCGCTTATATTGAATTTGTAAATCGGGTTCATGACTTGATTTTGCGAGTTAGGTTCTTATACCGGATAATAATGTTTCCTTTCTGATCAACCATTTGGGATTGGTCGCCCTGTTTGCGTATGGCGGCAACATCGCGTTCAAGGCCCGAAACATCCGTTGTGCTTCCATTCATGATGGAAACGGCATAACCGGCCATTGCCGCGTTGGCGCGCTGGTAGCGATCCGCAAATGTGCCATCATTGAACGAATTGATTACGTCCGGAATAACATCACGATACCGACGTGAATTCTTCTTGTTAATAATAGCGAAATATTCGCCACCTTCCGCACGTCGGCGCGTTCCATCCTTCTTGGTTCCAAGGTCAATATCGTTGCCGCTTGCATGGCTTCCGCCTTCCAGCAATTCGACCGTACCATGACCATATTGTTCGGTTTTGGAAACTTGATAAGCCTTGATTTTTGCGGCCGCAAACGATCCCCACATTGTAGCAATCGCCGCGATCGCCGCGGCCATACCCAACAATCCGCCACCCGAAAACGCCTTCCAAATATTTGCGGTTGCCGTGATAAGACTTGACGCTTGCGTTGCTGAATCCAACAACATTTGTGCGCGTTGGGCGCGTTGCTGATCCTGTAACGCCTTTTGGCGATTCGCTTGTGCCAACGCCAATTCCTTTTGGGCCGTTTCGACCTCATTGGCATACCCGGCGTTGCGGGCTTCGATTTCGGCGTCCAAAACTTTTTGGGCGGCGTCAACTTGCTTATCAGCGGCCGCAACGGCGGCATCAGCGGCGGCGGCCCATGAATCGGCAACGTCCGACAATGCATCCTTTACAGAATCCAATGCCGTATTCAATGCGCTTTGCTGATCGGAATTCACGTCCAGCCCCAACAATTCATAAATGTTGCCATAACCAAGACTTTGCGTTTCTTTCTCGATTCCGGCAATAGTCGCTTTTACGGCCGCGATTTCATCGGCGGTCATTTTGTTCGTTGCCGTTTCATTCAATTTCAAAATGGCTTCCAAACGGACTTTTTCCTGTTGCAAACGGAACAACGTTTTTTGGCGTTCGTTCTTGTCTTGCAAGGCAAATTCGGCACGGGCCAAATCTTGCGCGGCCGCCAAATCACGTTGCGCCAATTTATTGTTGAAATCGGCGGATTCCTTCAAACGCAAGGCATCATATTTGGCGTTGATTTTCGTTTCGTCTTGCCTTACTTTTTCATCCTTTAGCCTGTTTTGCTGAATTTCAATTTCGCGTTGTTTTTCGATATTTTGCAAGCGCAATTCCAACATTCTTTCCGTGCCATCTTCTGTTATGGAAATTTCCAATTGGATTGCTTGTTGTTCCGCTTGCAAACGCTGGACGTTCAATTTGGCCACTTCATCGTTGAAAGCCTTTTGAACATTTAGTCTTTCACGGTCATATTTGGCGTTAATCTTCGCTTCATCTTGCCGTTCGGATGCAACCTTTTGGCGATTCTGTTCAAGTTCCAATTGGCGTTCCGCTTCGACCTTATCCAAACGCAATTGCAACATCCGTTCGGTTCCGGCTTCGCTTGCCGCGATTTCCAAATTGATAGATTCAACAACGGCCCGGCGATCCGCAATCCGTTGTTTCTTTTCCGCCGCAATGCGCTTTTTGGCTTCCTTGGACAATTCTTCGGCCTTTTTCTTGGCTTCATCAGCGGCGGCCGCCGCTTGCCTTGCTTCTTCATCACGGTCGGATGAAATTTGCGACAAAACAATGTTCGCGGCTTGCCGGATTGCCTTCAAATTATCTTCCGTTATCTTTACGGCCGTTTGTCTATTCCCTAACCCCAACCATTTATTAATCGGGGAATCAACCGTGGCGGCCTTTGATGCCTTATCGGCCGATGATTCAAATTGGCCGACCATTGCATTAATGTATGTTTCGGCCGCATCCGCGCCCGCCGATTGGTAGTATTTGGTAAAACCATCAACCCATTTTTGGGCGGCATCGGACACATAAGTTTGACGCGGGAACAACAATTCTTGAATCTTCCCGATCAATTCGGTTAACCGATCAATGGTGACTTTAATAGTTCCATTGGATTCGGAAAATGCAAGCGTCAAACCTTCCCATGCTGATTTCAGCAACTTTGTTGAACCTTCGACCGTGTTCAAACGTTCTTCCGAAATGCGTTCCAATTCGCCGGAAACATCATTCAACGACGCGCGCAATTCTTGCGCTGATTCAGCACCGGAAAGGAACGCGGAAAATGCCGCAACGCTTCGTTTATCGGTCAAGTCAAGGGCTTCCGCAAGGTCGATACCGGATTTGCGTAAATTGATCATTGCGGCCATGATTTCGTCAAAGGACTTGACGGAACCACCCAATCGTTTGGCCAATTTGCCGTTGGCATCGGCCAAATTCAAAATGATATTTCGCGTTGCCGTTGCCGCGCTGGACGCATCAAAACCGGCATTTGCCAACGCGCCCAACAATGCGGTCGTATCTTTAACCGATAGCCCAAACGCATTTGCGACCGGGAACACGGTTCCGATGGATTCTTGAATACGCGAAAATGACAATGCGGAATTGTTCGTCGCAACCGCCAATGTCGCTAACACTTCGTCCGTGTCGCGGCTGGTTAAATTGAATGCGCGCAATGTTGATCCGGCAACACTTGCCGCATCGGCAAGATTTGCCCCAACGGCCGTTGCAAATTGCAATACGGACTTTTGCATTTGCATAATTGACCCTTGGCCAAAACCAAGTTTCGCCAATTCCGTTTGCAATTCGGTCACTTGGCTTGCCGTGTATTCAGTCGTTCGACCCAGCATCAAGGCCGAATCGGTCAAACCCTTCATCCCTTCACGCGTTGTTCCCAAGATTGTTGCCAAATTGGCGTTTGCCTGTTCGAATTCGCGCAACGTCTTTGCCGATCCTGTCAGATAGCGAACAAACAACATGATCATTCCCACCGTTCCGGACAAAACGGTTGTGAATCCGCGTAATGCCTTTGCACCCAGCGGCAAATCGGAACCGGCAATCGCGCCAAGTTGGCCGCGCATGGTCGAAAAGCCCGAAACAACTTGACCAATCGGGCCGGGCAATGCGCGCAACGCGTTTTCGTAATGGCCAACCTCTAACGTGTATTTCCCGGTTGCCTTCTGCAATCGGGACATTTCTTCGTAAATCTTGCGGGTTTCCGTTTCAAGTTGTCGGCCGGCTTCCGTGGATCGCCTTTGTTCGGCCGTCATTTCGTTCAAACGAATTTTGTTCAAACGATATTGCGCCGACAATCGGTTGTATGACCCTTCGGCCGAGTTGTTCAACTGAACCAACAATTTGTCAATGCGTTGTTCTTCCTTAACCGCGTCAATGACTTGTTGGCGGCGGCGATACGTTTCACGTTCGGCAATGTTGGTTTTTTCGTATGCCTTGGCCAGCCTATCGGATTCGGTCGTCAACAACGTAATTTGTTGCCGTTGTTCATCTGTTGCGCCCGAAAGATTCTGAATGCTTCGGGCCGCTTCGACGGCCGCGCCTTGAATCTTTGTTTTGGCCGAATCATACTTTTGTATCAGTTCGTCAAGTTGCGCAATTAACTTGGTTACGGAATCATCCGGCGCGATTAAGTCACGATAATAAATTGGGTTCGGGTTATCCATGTTGTTATTTTCTTAAAAAATCGCGTATAACGGCATTTTATTTCCAATCCGGTAAATTATACGTCCGTGGTCGTTATCGTCGCTTATCGGCCCGTTTTTGGGCCTTTTCGCGTTCCTTGGCCCTTTCTTGAACAAAGTCGAATGCATTATAAAATTCCATGACGGTATAATCTTTCGGTCGAACGTGTAATTGTTCGGATAAAATTAAACAAAGATTTTCGAATTGTCGGTCGAATTGAATTTCCACGCCATCCGATCCGGAAAAGGATTGCGGATTGGAATAAGTGATCAATTCGGTTGTCAACTTATCAACGGCGGTTGTTGCGTCCGGATGATCGTTCCCGGCAATAATTCCGTTAAGTATTTCCAACGTGCGTTTCCGCAAAATGTCATAGTATTCTTTGACGGTCGAATCATTGAAAATGCGTGGGAAATACAACAACAGTTCGTTATCTATTTTTTTTTTGACCGCATCCAATTGGGCGGTCAAATCCTTTACCGGAACATCATTCAACAATTCCGTCAATTTTGTTATGGCATCATCTGAAATGTCGTTGCATTCCTTTCCATCTATTTTTGTAACCAAAACGGCGAATGCCCGATGTTTAGGGTTGATGCCGTTTTGGATCAGAAAAACACCTTGGCGCAAATTTTCCAATTCTTGTTGTGCCTTGTCATTTTTCCCGGCCATAAGAAACCGACGCGTCCTTTCGATGCGCTGGTCAAATGCCGCTATATCCGAACCGATGCCAGCATCAACCAACAACAACTTTTGGTATTTATGGAAACGAACGATTGGCAATTCATCAATTGCATCGTACATTTCAACCGTATGTTGTCCCACTTTAACCGTTACCATAATTCGCGCGCTATAACCGTTGAACAGAAAGGAACAAACAACATTGTATATTGGCCACCGATCGCCCACCCGATCAACGACACAATTACCGACATCCAAAAGGACACACAGAATTTGCAATTCAGCATTTTGCCAATTAATTCGGTTGGCGCATGAACTTGCGCCCATTCAAGCCAACCCCATTTAACGGCCAATGACATAACAAAGGAAACAACCAATGCGACGATTGCAACGTCAGCGATAAAAATTAATGCCATAATTTATTCAATAAATTCAATCCCCGGAATAACACAATTCGTCATAAATCAGATTCCCGGAAATGCGAAATCCGGCGAATGGATGCATCAAAAATTGATTGTCAATTTCCGATAGCGAATAACCACGATAAATATTTTCGACACGATCGTAAATTTGCGACACGGTGATTCGGCCTTGATACAAACGCCAACCCATGCGACCATTAAGAAAGCGCAAAACTTGTGCTTTCAATACCTCAACATTGCGGTTTGATGCTTCATTGTAAACCCGGCGCAAGTCAAACCAAAAGATCAAGGAATAAGGCACGGTAACAGTACGCGCCCACGGCCCCGAATCAATCGTTTGCGGGTCGTCAATTTCGAAGAACGAAAAATTGCCAATCTTGGAATCCGGGAAAACCTCGATATAATCATTTTCGCCGTGGTTGTTCCAGCCGCCACAAAAGACATTCGGCGTAATAATTCGTTTGCCGTTCATCATCTTCGTAAGGCGTTGCGACCTTCCAAATGCGGCATCCAGCCATGACAGATTATCGACCAATCCTTGTTGGATTTCGCCAATAACACGATCCAGCATCACGGCGTTAGTAATTATGGGTGCGTTAATTGCTGACATATATTCGTTGTTTTATTTCGGCAATCAATTCATTATATGCATTATGTTCGACAAATATAACCATCCAATTTGCCATCATCAAACCGAATGTATTAATTCCATATTTCGCAACAATTCCGGCGGCATAAGGCGTCGTCGGAACAATGCCGACAGTATCGGCGTCAAAATGAACGCCCAATTCATCATGAAAACGGCCATTTATGTAAAGATTCGGCGCATCCGGGTTGCGGTTGGCTCGATATGGATAGTTGATGCCGCTTTCCTTCCAAGCCGCGTATCGACCCGCCGATTCGACGGAATGGAAATACCCGCCCGGCTTCAAATCTTCCGAATAAAACGGTCGTATATCTTCGCCGTTGGACGCCTTGCCTTCGAACAATTGTTGGCGTTGCAAATCCAAGATTTCGTCGGGATGCTGGATAACTACATTGCGGATAATTTCGCCGGTCTGCAAACCGTCATTAACCCGCTGGACGCGCATTCGCAAATCATTCAATATTCCCATTCCCTTGCTTTGGCCGTTTTTAGGCGATTTCCGGGCATTTCTCCAAAAAGACGGATAATTTATCATCTTGCGGAAAAACGCCCGTTATACGCCGTTTTTCTCAAAAATAACACTAATTGTTACATCGCGCGATATTTCACGCCGTGATTGTTACATTGTAGGCAAATTCGATCTAATCCGCGCGTATCAAACGACAAAGCCCGATACGCTTGTTTCAGTTCATAGCCCAAACCGGACGCGCGGCCCGTGGGCGCGCCATCAAGTTCATACAACAATTCATCGCGGGTAACATTGACTTGATTACGATTGACGCGAACATCCGGATTCATTGCCAAGGTGCGCAACACGGTTGCGGCAACTTGCTTTTGAATGACAGTTGCAAATATCTGACGTTGCGAAATGATGAAATCGGTTAGGTCACAACCCACCGAAATTTCGACGTTCATTCCGTAATTCATCGTATTTGTGTAACCCACTTCGCCAATATCGAACATTTCCGGATAATCGGCAAAATCCAACGGGGCATGGATGCCGAACGGCGACACTTGCAAATACTTGGTAATTTGTCGCCATGATTCGATCGAGCCGCCAAGACACGTTTGGCAAGGCTCAACCGACCAATCCTTTGACACGTTCAACGCGCGCATCCCGGCGGGCAATTCGTTTTGGTTGTAACAAAGGAACCACGCACCGCCGGCATCGTTACCGTTACCATCTGATCCGGGGATATACGGCAAATATATTGGTTCGGACGGTGTAAACCATTGAAATCCGCCATTCGTATTCGTGAATGACAAATCAATTGTTTTCATTGGGGCAACTTGCGACGAATGGAACAGATACAAACGCACCGTTCCCGTTCCGCCGACCATCTGCAAACCGATTCTTTCAATTTTCGTCGTCACACCCATTGAACGCACGGGGACAATTTCGAAACCGACAATCTTGCCGCGCGGTTCTATTGTGGCGGCCAACCGGGCGGCCCCGTCAAAGAATGTGCGACGTTCCAGCAAATTGCGCGTTTCTTGGCTCAATTGCTTTTCTTGGATGAATTGTTGAATGGTTGTGTTGATTCCGTCAATGGTCAGATTGCGAACGAAATCCGAAACCATGTTATATTCAGCCCAAGGGCCACCGGCAACATCGGGCGCGCCATCGGACAATGTAACCGAATTCGTCGCAATGTATATTTTCGTTCCATAGCGGACTTTGGCCCCGGCCGCATATACGCCGGCCACCCATTCCGGGTATCTAAACAAATAATCATCCGGCATAATTGCCCGGATGTTCGCCAACGTGCAAAGCGGGTGCGCGCCTTGGAAGGTCAATCCACTTTCGGATTGGGTCAAGGCTTCGTCTATCTGATTTTGCGGGTTGTAATCCTGTTGCCAACCGACAACCGGCAACAACGCGGTTTGAATGTCTTGCAATCGTACCATGTTTTTTCAATTTTCTTTACACGTTTTTGCGACGTGTCAAATTCTTTTACAAATAGAAAACGGGGACGGGGTTGTTGCGACCCGTCCCCGCGAAATAATGGTTTCGAATGTGCCCGAAATTAAGGCGTGACTTCTTGTGTGTTAACAGGATTGTCGGTTCCATTAACGACCTCAACAGGCGTTGCGAACGGATTGGCATTGCCCGGGCTTGCCAATTCGACCTTGATAACGGGGTTGGCCACCGTTGTAGGATCGGAATTGTAGGCGACAAGGAATGCGACATCGACGCTAAAGCCGAAATATTCCTTGACGTTGCAAACCATATCGGCGGATGCGGCTCCGGCGATTGTGGACTGATCGCCAACGGCGGTGTAATAGTGCGAACCGACAGGAAGGTCGATGAAAGGAAGGCGAACGACGTCCCACTCGTGGAAGTTGGCACGGGTGCGGGCAAGGGCTTCGCGGTCAACGCGGGTAAGGACGCCCACGTTACCATCGGCCACGATGTAACCGGTTGCGAAGATGCCGGAACCGTTCACAATATTGTTGGTATAGTGGAACACTTTGTTGTCGTATTCCAAACGCTTGTTGACGTCGTTATAAATGTCGTGTTCGGCCATCTTGCGCACAAGTGAATCGAACCCGGCCCCGCCGATGACGTGCAACATTTCGGGATATGCATTTGCACGCATAATCGCGTTCATGTCGGAAAGGAATTCCATACGGGCGTTCCAAGGAATTTGCACGGAATTGGACGTGACGGTGTAGTACAACGAATCCTTGAACACTTGGGTTTTGTTCGCTTCAAGGGCGGCAATTGCTTGGACGTCCATTGCGGTTGCAAGGGCGCGGCAAACCTTTTCCATCTTGCGGGCAAAATCGTGTTCATAGGAAATTTCGTTGTTCCTGTAAAGTTGGGGAACCATCGTGAAACCGACGGAAAGCGTTACCCAATTGACGGTGTAAAGCGCGGATGTATTTTCGTCGTCAGCAATGACGCATGAACGGACGTTGGAAACGGTAACTTCGCCATCATAGTTAATGACGGGGATTTGAACGGTGTTTCCGATACTCTCAAATGCGCGATCACGCAAATTGGGGTTGATGATTGAATTTGCGGCGTTGGTTTGCTCAATGAAGAAATCCAATGCGCCATATTCCAGCGGGCGGGCCATGTTCCGGTCGAACTCGGGATTTTCGACACGCCAATTTTGCAAACGGGTTGCGAGTAATGACATAATGAAAAAATTTTGATTGTTAATATTTCCCGGATTGACCCTTTACCCGGTGTTGTTTTCTTAAAAACGCCCGCAAAGTATGCATCTTGCGATTCGCCTTGCGGGCTTATTTCTTTAGCGGATTGGCAACGCTTTAATCACGTCTTTATTGGCTTTCCAAGCATCCGCCATTGCGTCGGAAAACTCTTTTGAACCATTGATCTTGCCTTGCGACATCAGTTGTTTTGCAATGATTTCGTGGGCTTCATCTTGGGTTCGTGCGCCGGAAATGTCAACGGTTCCGGAACCGCTACCACCACCAGCGTTTCCACCTTGCGTTCCCGCGCCGGTCTGCTTGCGGCCGTCGTCAATAACGCCCATTGTTTTAAGTTCCCGGGCCACCAATTCGGCGGCGGTATATGGACGCAAATTGTTGTCGGGGTTGCGCAATGTTGTTTTATTTTCGTCATTAAACGCCAGCACCTTGCCACCGTTGCCATCGTCAATAAATTCCGGGTTCATGCCCTTAACCTTGGCAATGGCTTGATTCAGCAAAACGGACGTTACGGATGCGGGCAAATCGGCCTTAAACTTGATCCCGGCGGTTGCCTTTGCAAATTCATTGTCCAATTTCATCCCGAAAAGGGCCTTTTGGTGTTCAGATTCGGCGTTGTCAAACTTGGTTTTCAACGTGGCATATTCGGATGTCACATTGGCCAAATCGGCATTTGCCTTTTCCAATTGACGCTTTGTTTCTGCATCCGCGCCGCCTTTGGCGATAACACCTTCCAAGCGGGTTTTCTCTTTTTCCAACTCGGAAACTTTGGTTTGCAATTCGGCGGCGTTACCCGCTTGACCCTTGATTTCGCCGATAACCCTTTTGGCGTAATCATAGGTTTTTTCGGTTCCATTCTTGGCGATTCCGGACGCGGCCAAAATGTCAGCATCCAAGCCACCATAAATTTCCCCGGTCTTTTGACCAATAACGGCGGTTTCGTCATTCTTGGACATTTCGACAATCGCGGATTTCTGTTCATCCGTCATGCCGGACAATGCGGCATTGGCGTTCAATAATTCAATTGTTAGTGCCATAATTCTTTCCCTTTGAATTTTTGGTTGGTTGTTGTTCTCTTAAATTCGTTCGCCAAAATGATTATTCATTCTTGGCTGGACGTCCCGGTTTCTTTGCGGGTTGTTCCGTTTCGGCCTTATTGTCGGCGTTAGCGGCCTGTTCGGCGGCTTCACGTTCGGCAAGTGCTTTGGCAACGGCGGCGGCAACGGCCGCATCGAATTTTTCTTGGTCGGCCTTGGCCTTGGCGGCGGCGGCTTCCTTGGCGGCCTGTTCGCGCTTGGCGGCCTGTTCTTTCAACCACACGTTCGGGTCGTGCAAAATCGTAATGGTGTAACCCTGTTTCCGCAAGGAATCCGCAACGTGGGCTTCAAAAATCTTTTTGCCGAATTTTTGCACCCGGGGCCGGGAAATACGCTTGCCGGTTTTCGGATCGAATTGTACGACCTCAATAACGGCGTGGTAGTCTTTTTCTTCGCCCTTTGGAACAATGTAATTTTCGGCGGTCAACTTTTCAATCGGGGTATCGCGCCCGTCCTTTGTAATCATACGTAATTTATGGTTTATTGGTTAAACTTGGGCCGGAACCGGGATTTGTTCATCAGCATATCGCCGGAATTCGGCCATAATTGTTTCAATCTTCCGTTGGTACGGTATCGCGTTTCCAAATTCCAAAATATTTGTGTTTTCGCGTTCGAACCGACGCACAAAATTAGGAAAGTTTAACTTGATGCGCAAATCCTGTTCAGACACAAGATTTTTGGAAAATAACTCGGACACTTCGACGCGGGACAAATGGCGGAATGGTTCAAGTTCGGCCAAAATCAACATTCGTCGCAATTGCGTTGGGTCGTTACGATATTCGGTTTGCAAGATTTGGTTCTGCATCATATCCAATTCGGATTCCGACGCGCCCGCATCCTTTGCGGCCCTGTATCGCTTGCGCAATTCATCCGGCGAATAAAGATAGAATTCTGTTCCGTAATTGATCCGGGCGGAAAGGAAATAACGGCCATAACGCAAACGGCAAACCGTTTCGTCAACCCATTGTTGGGCGGCCTCAAATCCTTTCTTTATGCGGTTCAATACAGTCGTAACACTTTCGAAATTGGCTTGTACTTGTTGTTCGTTAAAAGCGTCCCTGTTTGTTACGATTTCATCTTGGCTGACAACGGCCGTAATGATTTCTTCGCGCAACCTCTTTTGTTCCTCAACGTTGTAGTCAAGCGCGCCGCGATCAACTGTCAACATCTGAACAGGGTTGCGCAAATCCGGTTGGTTTTCATCGGCGTTTGGAACGGGAATTTCAACGAATGATCCCGCCCCGATTATCCTTTTGTTGCCGCATTTCGGGCAACGCATAAGCAAACCGGCCATGTCCAAACGATAATGGCCTTGTTTGTCCCTCAAAAAACCGCCGTCGCAATAATCGCCGTTTTCGGCGTTCGAAAAATCGCAACTTTGTTCGTACCCGGAAAGAATAGGATAAGCACCCATCAAATCCAATTGACGCTTGGATATGTGGAAAAATTCGAACCAATCAAGGCTTTCCAACTCTTTTGACAACGGCGACGCCTTGACATCCGGTTCATCCAAAGATATGGGTTCATTCCAAAAGAAACGGGCCGGGCAATAGCCCAAATCGTGCGTTGCTTCGATTTCGGGCATTCCGTTAATGCGTCCCGTATGCTTTTTGTCGTCCCAAACCCTATATGAACCATCGTCCAGCACCACAATTTTGTCACGGCGACGGAAAACAATAAAGTCCATAACACCCGTTGTCGGGTCGGCCTTGTATGTTATCACGTCGTCAATCGGGAGCCAATAAAAGTATGGTTCGGGCAATTCGGTCGTCTGTTCCCGGGCAACATCCACGATCAAGACGGAATTGATTTCAGATTTGAAAAATTCCCATCCTTTCGTGGCCCATACGTCAGGTTCATTCAACTTTGTTTGCCTGTAATTTTCCCAATCATCGCGTTGCGCTGAATTGACGAACTGATAATTGAACGCCGGGTTGCGGCCATCGAAAATGCGGCTTAACTTATCAAAGCATGTTTCCGTTATCTCGTTTGTTTTCAAGGGATAACGGAACAATGCTTTGAACAAAACGAATTTGTCATGCGGCAAGATATTTTCAACCATCGCCAAAAATTGGGTCAATGGGATGGAAATATACGGCGCGTTGAAAGACGTAACCCGCTTGACCGTGTGAAACTTAATGCGCATTTGATGCAATTTCGCACGGGACAATGTGGCGGAACGCTTATTTTCCGCGATTTCCTTTTTGATCTTTGCGACGTCGTAA